TACCGGAAATTATTCAGCGGCAACCAATACCGGAAATTATTCAGCGGCAACCAATACCGGAGATAAGTCAGCGGCAACCAATACCGGATATCAGTCAGCGGCAATTGTCGAAGGAAAAGAAAGCATTGCGTTAGCTACAGGAATTAAATCAAAAGCTAAGGGAAAAATCGGATGTTTTATTGTTCTGACTGAGTGGAAAGAAATTAATGATGAATATCATATTGTAGATATTAAATCAGCAAAAGTAGATGGAGAAAACATTAAAGAAGATACTTTCTATATGTTGAAAGATGGGAAATTCGTAGAAGTAGATTAAGTTGCCCTGGAAGGTGCGGTCACACCAACCAGGACGGTATCTAACTAAGAATGAGTTAGTTAAATACAGGATTATTATAACACAACCTCCTGTATTTGACAAACAAAAATATAACAGGAGGACTTTTTATGCAAAAAAATGGTGAAAATCAGCCACTTTCCAGTGAAATCATTGCTGATCTGGAGGAAAAGCTGATGGCAAGAAATGTAATTATCGCTATTCTGGCAGCTGCACTTGCAGTAACCACATCCAGAAGAAAGTGAGGAAAAAATGAAAGAGGTGGTAAAGACAATAGGAGAAATATTTGTAGGAATAGGGATGTTTACAGTAATCTTCTCAATCACATGGATGTTTACATCATTTGATGCTATCGGGGTGTTCTTCGTATCAACAGTCTTATTCTCAATGGTGTTTCTTCCTATTATATTAGAAATGGAGGAAAAGTAAATGCAAAGATTAAATAAAGTAAGGTTATCCGGAAGAGCCGGGGAAATAGTGTTCAGCCACGAACATTACGGAAGATACTATTACAAATTCATGCTGACAGTTATTCGTAAAAGCGGTGCAGTAGATATGTTTCTAATAGTTATAGAAGATTCCGTTGTGCGTGACAATGATTATAACGGAAAAGAAGTTGTGGTAACAGGAGCAATCAGAAGCATGGACACTTCTAAAAATCCAAATAAGCACCACAATGTTAATTATATCGCAGCTGATAAAGTGAAAATCCTGGAAGAACAGGTTCCAGATGGTGATATAAACGAAGTAGAGTTTATTGCCAGAAGTTGCACGAAAGAGCCATATGCAAGACTTACACCAGTAACGCACAGGAAAGTTTCAAATCTTTTCGTAGCAATTCCAAGAGATCATTCAGAAAAAGCAGATTTTATTCGCTGTACTTTATGGGGAAAAGGTGCTGATCTGGCGGTAGAGGTTAAAAGAAATGATTACATTAAAGTAAACGGAAGATTAATGAGCCGTGATGTTTATGTTAATGGAGAAGAAACGGAAAGTGTATATGAGATTTCCGTAAAAGAAATGGAGAAATTGGAGGATGAAGAATAATAAGAATGAAGTTCAGATATTTGGCGTAATAATGGATATTCAGCCAGATGTATTTTTTAAGGATGGTAAAAAGTTCAAAAGAATTTACATTGGAGTAAAACGAACTAGTGGGGCGGTTGATTTACTTCCGGTTATAGTTCGAGAAGGGCTGGCAGATGCTTTTCTGATAGGAGAACGCGTTTATATCGAGGGAAGATATATTTCTTCTAACAAACATGAAAATGGAAAAAGTCATTTAATTCTTGAAATCAAAGAAAGAATAATCTCTTATGGAAATGAACGAGCAAACGATGAAAATAAGCTCATTTTGGAAGGTTATCTTTGCAAACCGCCTATATACCGCAGAACACCAAGAGGAAAAGAAATCTGTGATTTAATGATTGCTTGCAACGAATATGACTTGCGAAGAACGGATTATATTCCATGTGTGGCATGGTGGAAAGAAGCCAGAGAAGCTGCTAATTTCAAGGTCGGTGATTACGTAAGCATAATCGGAAGAATCCAGAGCCGGATTTATCATAAAAAATTATCTGGTGATGAAATAGAGCTTAGAACTGCATACGAGGTATCAATAGGGAGGATAATCGAGCATGAAGGTGGAAGTAAAAAAGATTTCGTTGGAGAATTACAAGAAGTTTCCGAGTAAGTCTGTAGATTTGTTTCCAAGAACAGAGATTTCCGGTAGAAACAGAGAAGGAAAATCCACATTGCAGGACGCATATTTGGACATTCTGACAGGAAAGATGGCAAATGGTACAGAACCTACTTCTATTCGCAGAAAAGAAAATGGCGTGGAAGTGCCAAAAGTTGATGTTATAAGAGAGCTTACGCTTGCGATTGATGGAAAAGAAAAAGTGATCCGCAAAATCACAAAACAGAAGTGGAGAAAACCGAGGGGACAATCCGAAGAGGTATTCGATGGAAATGAAACTTCTTATGAAATTGACGGATTCCCGGCTAAAACAAAGGATTATACCGAGTTTATCCAGTCAATAGCAGAACCTTCAACGCTTCTGATGTGCAGTAATCCAAAACCATTTCTGGACACATTACAGAAGTCAACCGCAGAATCCAGGAAGGTACTGGAAAAGATGTCTGGTTTCGATATTGCTCAGTTTATGGAAGAGAATCCACAGTACGCTCATGTGGAAGAAATCACAAAAGGACATTCCGTAGAGGATACCTTGAAGAAGCTCCGAAAGGAACTGAATGCACAGAAGAAAAAGGTGGATGCCAAAAACACGGAGATTGCATATGAAACCAATCGAAGCGTTGAAGCAGAAGACACTTCTTCCTTGGAATCCAAAAAGCAGGAGCTTAATGTGGAGCTTTCCAAACTGGAAGAACAGGAACAGATTCTTGAAGATTCAGCAAAAGGCTATGACAGCCTTTCATATGAAATCCGAGGACTGAAATCCTCCAGGGATGGTCTGGTTAGCAAGGCGAATGAATGGTTAAGAGCCAGACAAAAATTCATTTCTGATACAGTTTCCGAACTTAGGTTAAAAAAATCAGAAAAGGAATCAAGCATTCGTATTATTGGAATGGAACTGGATAACCACATAAGAGCTGGACAACAGGCAAAAGCTGACTTGGATAGAGCCAGACAGGACTATCCGAGAATCAAAGAAATGGAGTGGAATGATTCTGAATTGAAAGCTATTGAAGCTGAAACATTCAATGATTCTGATACCATTTGCCCCACCTGCGGACAGGAACTGCCAGAAGAACAGATTGCCGAATTGAGAGCTTCCTTTGAAGAAAAAAAGAAAGCAAGAATTGAAGCACAGTTGAAAGTAAAAGAATCCTTTGAATCGGAGAAGCAGGAAAAGCTTAAATATGTCTGCGACCTTGGAAATACTTCCGCTGCAAAATTAAAGAAAACTAACGAGGAAATCAACAAATTACAGTCGGAAATCAGTGCGGCACAGGATGAAGTTGCTGAACTCACTAAGCAGATTGAGGAAGAACAGTCCAAATTTACGGAGCTTCCAGAATCTGTAGATATGACAAATGATGAAGAATATCTTGCGGTTACAGCGAGAATTGCAGAACTTGAAGAGAAGCTGAAATCATTTGATGATGTTCCTGGAAAGAAACAGGAATTAAGAATGCAGGTCAGCAATGTTATGAAACAGATTTCCAATGTGGATGCAGACATTAAGATTGCACAGGCAGCAGTCACAGAGAAAGAAAAGCGAGTAGACGAACTGAATGAGGAACTGAAAAAACTTGGACAGGTGCAAGCCGATATTGAAAAGAACATCGACACCGTTCTTAACTTCTCAATCCAGAAGAATAAGGCACTGGCAGAGAAAATCAATCCACATTTTAAACATTTCCAGTTCAGTTTCCTTGATTACACGATTGAGGGAAATCCAGTGGAAACTTGCAAGATGTTCTGTAATGGAATCGACTACAACAGCGGATTGAATCATTCCGACAAAATTCTTTGCGAGGTTGATTTGCTGAATGGATTACAGGAAATGAACGGTCTGAATCTTCCGATTTGGATTGATGATTCTGAGAGCATTGACAAAAGCAGAATTCCTGTATTAGAAAGACAGATGATTATACTGAGAGTTACGGATGGGGATTTGGAAGTAAAAGAAATCTGATAATTAGGAGGGGAAAATGCTAACAGCAACATGGGGAAAACATTTTTTCAAGGCAGATGCTACAAAATGTGCTTCTGAAATCATGGAAATTTGCGATCAGATGGAATCTGCTACACCACAGCAGATTCTTGAGAAAGCAAGGGATGAAAGCACAGAATTACATAAGTGCTTCACATGGGATGATTCCATAGCGGCTGAAAAATACAGAATCCACGAAGCCAGACTGATAGTTTGTCAGTTGAAAATCGTGGAACAGGATATTGATAACAAGTCAAAGCCGACAGCAATTCGAGTGTTTTACAAAACAGATGGAAAAAGCGGATATAAGTCAACACAGCTTATTTTGAAACAGCCAGATGAATACGAAGCACTTTTAGAGCGTTGCCGAAATGAACTTCTGGCAGTGAAGCAGAAATACCAGAATATTTCCGAATACGAAGAAGTTTGGGAATTGATTAATTAAAAAATAAAGACCGCTACTGTGCTGATATGCCTGCAAGAACAGGAGAATAATGAATTAAATAACAGAACAGAACATTGCAAAACAGCACAAAATAAAGCACCTTATTCTTGTAGGTTTATGAGTGCAGTAGCGGCTAAAATCCTACGTTGATATGCTTGTAAAATAGGCAAAAACTATAGAATAGCACAATATGATACACAACACAACAGTACAGGACAGGACAATAAAATACTATAATTACCTATTTTACAGGTTTATGAGCGTAGGAAAACACAGCATTTATCAGTCTGCATAAGCGGAAGTATAACACAGCGCAAAA